GCACAAACTGCAACCACTAAAGCACTTGGATCAGGTAATGTTATCAATAGGTTAGGTAATACTGCCTTCATGAAGTTCCTTGGTTCTAGGGGTATAGAAGCTGGTGCTAGTGTTGCTGTCGGTGCATTTAGTTCTGAATATGAAGAAGATAATGCTTTCGGTACTCTTAAGAAAGCTTTACCACCACAATATGACTTTATCCCTGATAGCTGGGCTACACTTGATACTGATAGTCCAGATGAAAAACGTATTAAAAACATAAATGAAGATCTAGGTCTTGGTTTTCTTATCCCGTTTGTAGGTTTTCTTGGTAAGTTTGGGGCTGCAATTGATGAAGTAGGTCAAACCTTTTCTAAAGCTCCTAAAATTGTTGGTGAGACACCTCAAGCACAGAAAATTATTAATGATATAGCACCAGTTGCTAAAAGTGATGATGCAGTAGAAGAACTTTCTAGATATGCTGCTAAACAAGAAGCAGATCTTGATGAGCTTGGATACTACAATCAAGCTATGAATCCTAATGCTAATGTTCCATTAAAAGGTGTTAATGACCTTTATGATTGGAATGAAGTTGGTATGCGTAGTGCTGATGATTTTGGTATTATTGGTGCTAGTGTTGATGCAGTACGTGTTGCTAAAAACAAAGGATCAGTTTATGGTCGTTTAGGTAACTTCATTAGTGAACCTGCTCGTAAGTATGCTATTACTACACCAGGTGGTGTCGAAGAAGTTACACTTGGTCTTACCAAACAACTTAAAGATGCTGACCGTTATGGTATGGAAGCAGCTGATTGGGCAATTAGTTTTGATGAAATCCAAGAGCAAGGTGATAACCTAGTACTTGAATTGTTTGACCCTACTGTTGGTGTAGATGAAATCCGTAAGATTCTTGATCCTGTTATTGTAAAGAATGAGTTTGGTGTCGAGACATTGACTGATGAAGGTTATGCTGGTATCTTTAGGATGATTGATGATCAAGCTAAAGCCTTTACTGGTATGGATATTGCTAAAGCACAAGCTTATACTGCTACTTCTTTATCAGGTCAAATCGCTGACCTATCTGAAGGTGTTAGACTTAACCGAGGTTCAGCAGCTGTCGATCAAGCTAAAGAAAAGATTCGTGATAACCTTGCATACCTACAACAACTACAAGGTACTACTAAGTATTATTTAGATAAGAAACGTGGTATTATGCGTTTAGGTGAACGCGCCCGTGCATTCGGTAAGACACCTGAACAACTTGTCAAACAAATCCAAGAGGATACACCACAAGCTTTACGTATTATCCAAGACGAAAGTGATAGGTTTACCCAAAGCTGGCAGTATTTAGAAGAAAATAATCCAGAAGTTCTTGATTCATTTCTTGAGTTATATGAACTTAGTGATGGTAAGATTAATAGTATCACTAAAATGAATGAAGATATTCTTAATAGCTTTACTCGTTGGCGACCACTTATTGATAATGCTCCTGATGCACCTAATATTTTAGATCAAGCTGTTAGAGCTAATTTCTTTAATTCTATTTTGTCTTCTGTTGGTACAGCAGGCAGAGCTTTATATGGTAACTTAAGCGGTTTGGTTGCAGAACCAGTATCTTATTTTGCTGGTTCTATGTTACGTGGTGATCTTAAATCCGTACAACGTGGTTGGATGGCTTATAGTGCTATCTTAGATACACAAATGAAAGCCTTGCCTTATGCTGGTAAGCTTTTTATGAAAGCATCCCAAAACCCTAATAGTGTAGCAGGTGCAACTAGGTTAGACTTAGTAATTAAAAATGAAAAGAAACTAGCACAATACAAAAACATTGCTAGAGTAGAAGCAGATAAAGGTAATTACGGGTTTAAATTCCTTGTAGATCAATATGAAAATTTACAAGCAATGGCAGCTGATCCTGTATTCAGGTTTACACCAAATCTATTTACTGGATTTGACGGTTTTACCAGTGCTAACCTAGCTAATGCTACTGCACGTTTTCGTGCTATGGATGAACTAGAACGTCTTGGTAAAGAAGCAACACCTGCTAATATTAAAAAGATTGCTGATAAAGAATACAATAGTATGTTTAATGAAAACGGTATTATTGTAGATGAAGCAGTTAAATATAATACAGGAGAGATTGCTTTAAACCTTGATACTGGACTAAATACTCAACTAAATGGTCTTCTGCAAGAAATACCTGGACTAAGACCTTTTATCATGTTCCCCGGAACTATGGCAAATATGGTTAGAGTAGCTGATGATTATCTTCCTGCACCTTTACGTTCATTCCAACGTGATGTAAATGAACTAGCTTACACTTCAGTTGAAACATTTATGGAACAACCTGAATTAGTAGAAAAAATCCTTACTAATCGTGGTTATAAATTAACTCAAATGGATGAAACAGCTAGGTTAAATGCTATTGTAGATCTTAAAAATAAAACACTAGGTAAAAAAGCAATTGGTACATTTATCACTTCTTTAGCTATTGGTTCTGTTATAAAAGATAAACTATTTGGTGATGGTTTGTTCAGCATAACAGGAGACGGTAGTTTTGACAGACAGCTACAAAGATCACGTACTAAAAATAGTAACTGGAAAGAAAGGTCAATTATTGGACCTGATGGAGTTAGGTTTACCTATGATGAATTAATTGGGCCTGGTTTAAGTAATTGGGTTGCTACTGTAGCTAACATTGCTGATAACTTTGATATGCTTGGTGAAGCAGCAACTGAGAATGCTTTTCAAAAAGCAGCCTTTATACTTGCAGCTGGTTTAACTGATCAAGCTGGTTTATCTGCTTTACGTCCTCTTGTAGAAACTTTAAGTGGTAATCAATTTGCTGCTACTACTTTTGCAGTAGGTCAAATCAATTCACTTGGTCCTTTAGGTGGATTACGTAATGAATTTGGTAAGATTATTGATGGTGGACTTAAGGATCTTAATAATGATATACTAAGTAACTTAAAAAACCGCAACCAATTACTTGGTGTCTTAGATCCTGCTAATCGTCTGCCTACTGTAATCAGTCCTGTTACAGGTGAAGCACCTAATAAATATACAATGTTACAACGTATCTTTAATAGTTATTCACCAGTTAAAGTACATCCTGCAATGTCTAAAGAAGAAGAGTTTCTTTATGATATTGAATACGATGTATCTAGTGCATTTAAGAAACGTAATGGCGTTGAATTGCTTAATACTGAACGTGCAGAATTAAGTAGCCTTATGGGTAAAAGGGGTTATTTCAGAGATCAAATCAGAAATATTATGCGTACAGCAGATGCACGTAATACTATTAATGAACTAAAAGAAGCACGTAGAAATGGCATAACTTCTGATAAACTACCTATTGGTAAATACGATCAAATTTTTATGATGCTGGATGAAGCACTAAAAAATGCTGAAGAACGAGCTTTCAGTGAATTAGAATCACCAGTGCGTCTCTCTATTGAACAACGCATCATGGAAAAACAATTAACTGGTCAAAGAGCTGAACAAGGTTTAATGCCTGGAGTAGATTCAACACTTAACATTCGCTACTAAAAAATCATGGCAACAACTGAAAATAATTATACAGGAGATGGTATACTAACAAGTTATACTTTTTCATTTCCGTACATAAAAAAAGAAGACGTAAAGGTTACCTTAGATGAAATAGGTACGACTGATTTTACAATTAATGATAACACGCCAACACAAATTGATTTTAATACAGCACCAGGTAATAATGTAGCTATTCGTATTTTCCGAGAAACTGACACAACAGCTACATCTTCAACATTTTTTCCAGGTTCAGCTATTAGAGCACAAGATTTAAATAGAAATTTTGAACAATCTCTTTTTATTGGACAAGAAGAAGAAAATAAAATCCAAAATGTTATATCTGGTGGCATCGCTGATGGTTCTGTTACTACTGCTAAAATAGCTAATGATGCAGTTACAAACGATAAACTTGCACCTGATGTTTCATTTACACCTGCTGATGGTTCTATTACTGCTGCTAAACTAGCAAATAATGCTGTAACTACAGCTAAACTAGCTGATGCTAACGTAACTACAGCTAAGCTAGCTGATGCTAACGTAACTACAGCTAAGCTAGCTGATGCTAACGTAACTACAGCTAAACTAGCAAATAATGCTGTAACTACAGCTAAGCTAGCTGATGCTAACGTAACAGCACCTAAAATTGAATCACCTTTAAGTAGTGATCTAACCTTTTCATCTAGTCAAACATTTCCAAAAATACCAGCTACTACTAAAACATCTGCATATACTTTAGTTGCAACAGATGCCGGTAAACATATTAATATTACAACTGGTGGTATTACTGTACCTAGTGGTGTGTTTAGTGTTGGTGATGTTGTCAGTATTTATAATAATAGTAATAATAACCAAACTATTACAAAAAGTAGCGGCGTAACACTACGAGGAGCAGGAACATCTAGTATAAGTGATCGTACATTAGCTCAATATGGACTAGCAACTATTCTTTGTGTTGCTCCTAATGTTTTTGTTATTATTGGTAGTGGGTTAACTTAATGATACATCAATTACTTTTTAGTTCAGAAGTCTCACTATCAGGGCAAGTAACATTTACACCACCGATTGCTGCTACAAGTTCTAGTATTTTTAATTGGGTCGTTCCTTCTGGAGTAACAACTATTTGTGCAGTCTGTGTAGGTGGTGGTGGCGCTGGTGGTCTTACTCCCGGTAATTTTCCTTCAGGAGGTGGCGGAGGTGGTGGACTTTCTTGGCTAAATGATATTCCGGTTACTCCTGGTGAAACATTAAGGGTTGTAGCTGGTGTCGGAGGTTATTATGATGTACCATCTGCATCCGCCGATGGGGGAGACAGTGGTGTTCTAAGGGGATTAACTCCTTTAGTAGGTTGCAGCGGCGGATTAGGTGCCACACCTGGACAACCATCCGCTGGAGGACAAGGTGGAGCATCCCTTTCAGCTCAATGGGGTGGAGGTGATGGTGGTGGTTGGCTTTTTCCATCAGGCGCAACTACAGCAGGCTCTGGTGGTGGCGGCGGTGCAGGAGGATATAGCGGTAACGGTGGTCGAGGAGGTTATTTTGATGGATTTGGAGCTACTGCTGCTGATACAAATAGCGGTGCTGGTGGCGGCGGTTATGGTGGTCAAAATAGCGGCGGCGGTGGCGGCGGTGTTGGTCTTCTAGGAAAAGGTAGTGACGGTAGTGTAGGTACTTCACCTAACAGCGTTGGTGGAGGAGGTGGTTCCGGCGGTCAAGATGGTCTATCTACTGCAATTTCTAACGATAAAACTCAAGCAACCGGAGGTTTATACGGCGGTGGCGGTTTTGGTCGCCCTAGCGGAAACCCTGGTGCAGGTGCCCCAGGTGCTGTAAGAATTATTTGGGGACCGGGAAGAGCATTTCCTTCTACTAATACAGCTGACGTTTAAACAAATTTATTTAAAAACAACAACTATTTTATTATGATTAAACTTATTCGTCCTATTCTTCTTAAGTTTGCTAATTCACCGCAAGTAAAACTTATGATCATTGAGATATTGCGTCAACTTGCAAAAGATACAGATAATACTATTGATGATCAATCAGTAGATTTTATTGAACGTGGATTATTTGGTGAACTTTAAATGATTGAAGCAGGGGTATCAGCTCTTATTGGAGCAATTGCAGCCGGTGCTGCTTTAACAAATCGTATACACAATAGAATATCAGCTTTAGATAGACGTGTTGATACCTTTGAATTAAGTGTTGCACAAGACTATGTATCTAAAGCTGATCTTTCAGTAATGGTGCAGCGTATGGAGGATCATATGATTCGCATTGAAAACAAATTAGATCAAATTGTATTGAGGAATTAATTATGTCTAGACCAGCAAATAAAAGTCATATGCAACAAATGTTTGACGACAATCGAAAGAAAGCGGGTGGTGACATGAATAAACCTGCAAAGGGTAATATAAATCCTTATCAATGGCAACCTAAAAAAGCAAAAGGTAAAGTTGATAAAAAAGCATTTGACAGTAACTTTAAAAAACAAGCATAATGATGAAAAAGTTAAATGACAAACAAGAAAGCAACTGAAGACCAGTTCAACGAGTTGCATAATCTTGTCACAAAGGAATTCCTTGCACGTATTAAATCGGGTGAGGCTTCTACACAAGATCTAAAAGCAGCTTGTGATTGGTTAGCAAAGAATGATATTAGTGGTGTCGCCTTTGAAGGTAGCCCACTAGATAAACTAGTTAATATCATGCCAACTGTTGATCCTGAACTTGTACAACGGAGACTTTATGGCTCGAAAGTCTAACTATAGCGGTGCTAAATACGCTAATGGTAACTATAAATCATATCAAAAGAAATATGATTCTAGTAAATTACAGATCTCTAAACGATCTGAACTAAATAAAGAAAACCGTAAACGTGGAACCTACGGTAACGGTGATGGCAAGGATGTATCCCACAGGAAAAATGGAAAGACATTCCTTGAAGCAGCATCAAAAAACAGAGCACGTAAAGGACGCGCATAATGGAAATTAACATTGAATCTTTACTTAATTTCCTTAAAATCAAAAAGAAAGCAAAAAAAGATTGGTCTAAAAGCGATCAAATTGTTTTAGATAATTTTCAAGAGTTAAAGAAAAAAGGTCTAGAAAACTTACAAATCCAACCTTTAAATCAATCTTCTTATGGAGATAGACGCTTTAATAATGATGTAAGCCCTGATTATCAAGGACCAATGGGGTTTGCTGGGCGAGGAACACAAGATCGTATGCCAGGCACGACACCTCAATTTAATATGGAACCTACAAA